GTTGAGTCCCCTGCATTCTGCGCTGTACGCCGCGATACGGAAGGGATGGCTACTTGTCGGGAGTCCCACCGATGAGCAAGTCTCCTCTTTGAACGGGGACGGAGAGTACGTGTCCATAGACTACTCTTCTGCTACTGACAACATTAGAGCAGTTTACGTCCGTGCGTCCATTGAGGTTTTGAAGGAAAAGAGTGTGGGGTTGACAAGTGAAGAGACCGCTGCTTTGGATGTCTTGTCTGATCTCCGGATAGCTGACTTGGACTTTGATCCAAGTTCGACAGCTAGGGAGTGCCTTGACGGCTATCCATCCGCCGTGAGAGGCCAACCGATGGGAAGTTTGATCTCCTTCCCTTTGCTTTGTTTGATAAACAAAACAGTGGTTGACCTTGCCGTTGTCGATCTCCTCGATTCCAAGAGGATAAGTTGGAAGGAATTCCAGCGCCATCGTTGTTTGATCAACGGCGATGATCTCCTTTATCGCGAGTTCAGGGCAGGCTCTCGCGAGATACTTGACGGTATCCTGAGGCATGGAGGAGAGGTCGGCCTCCTTGTCAATACGGAAAAAACGATGGTATCCGCCGACGTTGGTGAAATCAACTCAACATCATTTCGCAACGGGCGGAAGGAGAAAAAGACAAATGTGAACGTCGTGGAGTTTACAGGGGATGTGACGGATCCTATCGGTTTTTTGGCCGATTCCGTCGTCAGACCATCCAGCTTCCGTCGTCTGCTTAGGGTTTGGAAGGGCCCTATCAGAGATGCTGAACGGAAGATTCAAGGACCTATACCTCCAGGTTTTTTCAAGGAGCTCTTCAGAGAGCCCGAGGTACGGGAATCCTTGACCTGGTTTCCAACACGACGCCAAGAATCATACAATCCTTTCCCGATAGTAACCAAGCCCGCTGGTTACGATTTATCTCGCGGGGAAGAGATTGGTCTTATCACTGCCAGAGTGAGAGGGCTGAAAGATATCGGATATAGACCGAGAAAGTCTGCTCGGTCCAGAGCCATATCTGGAGAAGTGCGTAGTATCCAGCGCGCACTAAAGAAATCATCACCATCCACGGAAGACAATATCCTGAAAGTCCTCGCCGATGGATGGTATTGGAAAACAAAAGAAAAGCTTGTTAAAGAGGACGATGCCTATGCCGAGCATCTCGGTATCCCTACCTGGTGC